TACTTTATTCTTTGCGTTCTTAATAATTCTGTTTTCCATTTTAACAATCTTAATTTTAAGATGTGTATTTTCTGTAATTAAATCATCAATCTTTAATTCTAATTGATTAATTTTTTCAGTAAGATTCATTATTTGAGTAGTATATAGGTTTTCTTCGCGTTCTTCTTTTTTTGCGCCAATATCCATTTTCTTCTGGACAATACCCCAAACTTCTTTTATACCTAATGCGCCAATAATAGCACTAATTGCCATTATAATACTATGGTCATCCATTCTTACTGTTTTAAAATTGTTCATTCTGGTTCTGGTGTACTCCATTCGCTAGTAGCCATCAGAGCTAAACATTCATCTTGATTCATAATCGTATATAAATAAGGTAAAGAACCATCAGTTATAAAACTTGGTTCTACTCTATACGAAAACAAACCCATTGAATTGTCTAAACTTCTACGCATTGACTGAGCGTTTAACTGGTCAACTTGACTAAAAATAATTCCGTTGGAATCTTGCATTAGAATTACTACATATTTTTTATTATTCATTTTTTTTATTTTAATATTTTAACTTGGTACATCTGTTGTTCTATCTAATACATCCATATTTTCACTAATTCCATTTGCTGTAGAGTAAGGAGCATCTCCAATAATTTCTATAGATGAAGTTCCTAAACCATTTGCTGAATATCCAACACCATTAACAATGTCATCATTAGCCATATTAAAACTTACCGCATCTAAACCAGTTAAGCTACCTTCATTTAAGCAAGTCCAGTTAGTATCAAAAGAACTGTTAGAACCTAATTGCCACCAAGCAGATGGATTTAAAGAAGTTAAATCACCTGGTACACCATTATTATATAATGTGACTGGATTTTGAGCACTTCCTTGCCAAACAGCTATATTTGAAAGATTACCTCCAAACACTTGAGTTGTTACTCCTGTTCCTCGTGCTCCAATATATCCTTCTCCAGCTGAATTAACTACAGAGCCAGAAACATTAGTTGTTGTACTCCCTACCTGTCTACCGTTGAGATAACATTTAAGCTCTTGGTTTTCAAGTGTTATTGTTATATGTTCCCATTTATCAAATTCAAAACTTCCATTAACAGTAGGTGTTGTAAAAGAACCTGTAGTTGTTACAACAGATGCCACTATATTTCTTAAACTAGTTACTCTTAACATATAAGATTGTCTAGCTGTGTTATTTCCTAAATTTGATATTACAGGGTTGTTAGCTGGTGTATTAATAGATGATAAATAAATCCAAGCACTTATAGTAAATGAAGTTTGTCCAAAAAGTATAGAATTATTAAGGGTATTATTTAATTTTAAATAATCATTAATACCATCTAAACTTAATGCGTAAGGACTATAACCAGATGTGTGCTGTAAGTTACTTTGAACTAAGTTAGCTGAAGTCATACCAGAACTTGTACCATCGTTGCTACCAGCATAATCTTTTATTGTCCAGTTAGAACCATCAAAAGTATCTTGAGCGTTTAGTTTCCACCAAGCTGTAGGAGCAGTTCCAGAAAAAGTATTTAAATTAAGTGGAGAACCTTGATTGTAAACTTCTGTAACTTCTGTAGAAGATAAAGTTGTTCCACTCCAAATAGCTACATTAGACATATCTCCATCTAAATCAAAAGTGCCATTTGGTCTAGCTCCAATATCTCCAATTAAAACTTCTGTTCTATCCGTTCCTGAGCCAAAAGTGTATTGCGTTCCGTTAATATAAAGTAAAGGTGTTGTACCATCTCCTGTAATAATAAAATTATACCAAACATCTGCTGCTATAGGTAAAAGAGTATTTACAACAATTGCACCATTTGCTCCTTGAATATAAACTGTAAAATTACCTCCATTATTTTGAAGCAAAGGGTAGTATCTATTATTACTTGAAGATAATGGAATTGCAAATTGACCAGTTGGCACAACTCTTAATTTAAACCAAAAAGAAACAGTTTTATTGTCTGGTAATAAAATTTCACTATCAAGGTTAAATACTTGTCCAGTTCCATCAAAATTAAATACATAATCTTGTAAACTATTATTTGGAACTAAATAATTAGCTCCGTTATATGCTGATTGGTCGCCTAATTGATAGTAAGCTACTGGTTTTGGATTTAACGACATTGGATTTGTAACAGCTGTTCCACCACCATAAAGAGTAGATACTTGACTTGCTGAAAGTGCATAATTAAAAATGCAAGTTTGGTCTATTTGTCCATCAAAATATTTAGTTGCATTATTATTTCCGCTATCATTCATTTTTCCAATATTTACTACTGAAGTGTTACCAGTTAAAGTTTCTGGTAGATAAAAACTAGCCCCTGACCCTATATTAAATATTGTTTTTGACTGACCATTTATATAAATTTTAGCCCTATTTAAATCATCTGCGCTTGGTCCAGATAAAGTACCATCAAAAACCATAACTACGTGATACCACGTATTAATTTCTGTAGTAAAAAAATCTGGGTCTACATCAATTATAACTAGACTATTAGGAGACCTTTTTAAATAAAACGATAATCTAATTCTTCCTCCAGGTTGTCTAACTACCATACCAAAATGACCGGTGGTGGATGTGTTCATATCACTTAGAAAACAATTGCCAGGACCACCATCAACACTATCAAACTTAATCCAAGAAGAAAAAGATGCTTGTTGAAGGTCATTTAAATAGGCACTACTTCCAAGATTCACAAAATCATTTGTTCCGTCAAACTCCATAGAATAGTTAGAAACTAAACTTTGATTTTTATTGTTTGGTATTCTCCAAGCGTCATTAAAATATTCTGTTGCCATAGTTTACATTCTATACCACGCTACTGGTGGTGTTGTTAATTGACTTAAATCTGCTGTTTTGTTTACTCCACCTACAACTGCTGTTGCATTGTAAATGCTTAATATTTCTGCTTCAGTTAAAGCTGTGTTAAATATTCCTATTTCATCTAAACTACCAAGAAAAGCTCTTATAGGGGATAATCCAGATGCACTGTAATCTCCAATTGTTGTTATTGTATTATTTAAAAAAGAAACATTAGTTGGTAAATCTAAACTATATTGTAATTCTCCGTTTACATAACTTTTTATTACTCCTGTTTGTGGATCGTTTGGACCAGCTAACTTAACATAGCTTAAACAAATATGATTCCAGTTTCCATCCGCAACAACATCAGTTAAAAAACTTGAATTAGGAAAAGTTCCAGCAGGTGCAGCTGTTGATATTTTACCAGACCTTAGAGATAAATAAGTAAATATATTATTATATCCGTTTGTACCATTGCTACCTGTTATATTGTTATATCCTGTTGATAAATCACTTGATTTTAACCAAAAAGAAATACTTAAATCACCTGTTGATATTTGAGTTGGTGGTAAATTGATTTTATCATTTATCCCACCAAAAGACATAGAATTAAGGTTGTCTATTTGAGCTAAACCAGCAGCACCAGAACAACCAGAAATATCAGTATCTCCAGACCAACTTGCAGCAACTGAACTATCCTTTTGAGATTTACCCCAATTTATAGTATTGTCACAAGCGCCTTGCCCCCAACCTATAGTATTATTTAATGTTCCTTTTCCCCAAGTTTCGCTCATATTCTATTTTTTAAAGTACCCAACCTCCAAAATCTGCAACATCATCTGGATACATATCTTCTTGTGAATTGCTATAATATTCTGGTATTAATCCAGCAGCGTTATTTGTCATCCAATCTATAAATCTATTTGTATAAAACTGTGCTGTAGTTCTACTTCTTTCTACTAAACTATCAACGTGTTCCTTTGTTAGTGCTGTACTATTTTCTGGATTCTTAGTATATATTCCACCATTAGCAATATTAACACCAGCATAAGGTAAGTATTCAACCATACTCCAATGTAGTAGCATTGGTTTAATATAATCATTTAACAAAGCTAAGTAAGGATTTGCTAGTGTACCAGCAACTATTTCTGCTTGTATTTTAACATATAAATCAGTACCTAAATAATTTTGTATGTGAATATCTTGTGCTTGGTTCAAAAATGGTAATAG